CAATCACCTCATCAATACGGTCCAGATTCGCGCTGTTGCCGGCGACCGATGCAGAAAGGGTTTTACGCGTGGCCACCTGAGCGAGGTTGGCCTGGATTATCGCAATTGCAGAGTTCTTCACCCCGCCCGTCATGCCGTCCATCGACACAGAAATCTCGTCGATCTTCACTTCGGCCTGAGCCAGCCCGTCAGCGTTCTCCAGGATGTCTTTCGCTTGCTGCTCCAGTTCGTCGTTGGCCTGTTTGATATCGTTAGCCATGCCAGCAATTTTTTCATTGCTGTCCACAGCGTTCTCGATCAGGTCTTTGAACGTATCGGAGCCTTTCATGTCCTCCAGGATCACATCTGTGATGTCGGAAACATCGATGCTGGCCTGTCCTCGCACCCATTCTGTGTACCCTGATTCGTTGCCGCTGCGGTCCACCAGCTGAGCGCGGTACCAGAAAATCTGCCCAGCCTTGAGGCCCATCTGCTGATATTTGCGCTGCGGATAAGGCACATCGGCCAGCAGCATCGCATCGTCCTCGGTTCCGGTCAGGCTGTACTGAATTTCCGTCTTCAGCGTGTCGTCGGTATTCGCCGGGAATCCCCAGTTCAGCTCGATGCCGAAAACCACATTTTCAGAAGCGATGAAGCCAACCGGCTTCGGTGGATTGCCCACTTTACCCGTAAGATTTACTTCTGGTGATGTCGCCCACACTGATGAAACGTCGCTGGCGTTCACCGCCCTGACGCGGACCAGATAGCGACCCGAGTAGATACCCTGCACTTCAAAGCCGAGAGAAGACGTTCGTGGCACACTAATCCAGTTGCCGCTGTCACGCCGCCATTCCGCCTCGTACGCAACTGCACCCTGAACAGCATCCCAGGCAACGCGCATGGTGGTAATCGCAATGTTCTGGTTAACCGTAGAGTAACTGTCTACGACGATATTTCCTGGGGGAGCCTGAACCCCTGGCGGAATGACACTGACTGGCCGCTCGTCCAGTCTTGCGCCGGTATCAACAGCGGAATAGATATCAGGGTTGTAAGTCGTCCCGGTGACCTCGAAAGTACCGTCGTTGTTGTCCCGCGTTCCCGTAACACGGAAAAGCGCTATAAACAGATCGTCAGAGTCCACACCCCAGTTACATTCAGCCTCCGGCGTTTCGCTGTAGGGTGTGGTGACAGTGACTGTGTTTCCGTTAACGGCCTGGACGGTTCTGGCCTGAGCTGTGCCTGACGGAAGATTCAAAAACAGCCTGTTACCGGCTTTCACATCAGCAGCGCGATCGAGGGTTATGTTGCGGCCGTTAACCGCACTCACCCTGCCGCCGATAGTTCTTCCGGCCAGCTCGTTAGCAGCCACGCCGATCACCTCACCAACAGGGGGGACGTCCATGCCTGTGCTGAAGGTCACCACCTCGCCGATACCGTTGGTAAGCAGCGCCCAGCGCCCCCGCCGGTTTGCCTCTGACTGCCTGGTGCAGCCGATCGCAGTCATTTCGAGCTGACGATAATCGAAGCGCATGGCCAGATCGCTATCGTAAACAGGCTCAGGCGTATCTTTGTAGTGGTTGGCAGGGTCTGACCAGTTCACCAGCGCGGCAGTGTTTCGGGTGGTTTCACTCGGGTCCGCAAAGGTAAATTTACCCTCAACTACGCTGGCGTGGTTATAGATATGCCACACATCGCGGGGCATATCAGCCAGGACATACATCTTATTGTCACCCCAGTACGTCATGCCGCGAAATATACCCGCCAGATCACGAAGTACGGTCCAGGCGTCATTACGGTCCTGGATATAAACGTTGCAACGAAAACGCGGCTCCGTCCCGCTGCCGCCCTTGCCGTCTGGTACCAGCTGATCGCAATACTGGGCGATGCGATAAAGTTCCCACTTGTCTATCTGAGTCGCATCGATTCTTTGCCCCAGCCCGAAACGCTCGTTCAGAATGATGTCGTAATAAATCCAGGCTGGGTTATCCGTCCATGCCCATTTAAACACACCTTCCCATGTACCAGAGTAAGTGCGGGTTTCAGGATCGTAGGTATCAGGTACACGGATGATTCTCCCCTTCGGATTGCACACAACCTGAGGAATGCCATTAGGGAACTGCTTTGCGTCAAACTCTACATACAGCAGCGCTGTGTTAACGTAGCGAAGTTTGGCGTCAATAATTTCAGTTACAGCTACAACGCGCATGGTGTCCACGATATTCACGCTCGTGGAATCAGGCGTGATTCTGCGAACCCGTAACTGCCAGCCAGTCGAGGATTTTGGAAGGTTAACGCGGTGACTGCGCTCATAAAGAGACGTGGTTTTGTCATCGACAGCACCGTTAACCACCGTTTCATACGGCCCGCCATCTACCGACAGATCGATAGCATACTCGACGCGGGTGCCGACTTTGTCGCCGTTGTTTTTCTGGAGCAAGAGGGTTGGCCATCCCAGGCGAATTCGCAGCGCAGAGAGCTGCGTGTTGGATACCGCGCGCACGTACGGCACAGCCTGTTTCAGCTCGTATGAAACCTGAAGTTCGTTTTCAATGCCGGGGAAGCCCTGAATGTAGTCCTGGTCCTGAGTACCGGAACGGAACTCATATTTCACATTATTGAAGTTATAACTTCCGTCGGCGTTCTGAAGAGGCGTGTACGAAGATGAGTCACCAAGAAAAATGTTTTTACCATCAAGCCCGCCAGCGAACTCACCCTCTCCAAGCGCAATCAGCACCTTTGCCCTTGCAATGGACTGAATGCTGTCCGGTGCTTCAACGGGTGTTCGGGTCTGATTGCTGCCACCTTTACCGCGGCCTTTGATGATCGTCGTCGTCATATCGCGTCCATAAAAGAAGCCACCGTCAGGTGGCTTGAAATGGGTAGTTTGGTTTATTGCTGATCTTCTGCATAAATCCCGGCTGAGATAATCGCACCGCCTATTTCCCTCTGTCCGTAAAGCAAAGGAACGGGGTTACCGGATGCCGTAGTATTGACGGGTCCGCCAAACGCATAGGAAGGCTTATTATCTGGGTCCTGTCGCATCCTCAGACCAGCAACCTGAGGGGAAAGCATTTGCACTACACCACCCACAGCCATAGAACCAGCTGCGGCATATAGCGCCATTTGTGTACCTGCTGCCCATCCTATTGGGTTCCACCAGGTAAAAGCCGCAATTGCGGCGGCAGTAACAATTTGAAAGAGGCCCGCCCTTTTACTGCCGCGTATTACAGGGATAATGCGAAGTTCATCGCCAGGTCCAAGAAGATCAAACTCTTCCTTTCCTATGTTTATTTGGTTTCGGAAGATGACAAAGTCCAGCCCCTTCGCTCTGGTCTCACGCAGGTAGGCATCAAATCCATCAATTGTGTTAGATAGCGCCCTGAATACCTCACTGGCAGACGTTAACGCGCGGCGGTGGGTCCTGCCAAATCGCTGAGCCATTGAACCACTGAGTTTAATGACGGTTTTTCTTTCCATTACATCAAATCCTTATAGCGCAGAATTTTGATGGTACGGTCACGATAATAGCCACCGTATGGAATGCGCTGACTTAGCTGGCCATACATGTGGTGAAGGAGCACATTACCCTCAAGCAAAATACCCGCGTGGTTTGGGACTGCGGACTGTACCTGCATGATCACCATGTCACCTGGCTGGGAAGGCCCGTCGAACTCCCTGAATCCACACTCATACCAGTTGTCCATGTAGAGGTTTTCGCCCTGCTCCCACCAGTGACGATCCACGCTGTAATTCGGTAACGTAATACCGTGCTCAGTACGGAAGTAATCCATGATGAGAGACCAGCAGTCGGCGTGACCGAGCACAAACTGGCGACCAGTTAACGGGCGATCACCACGAGGCATGACGGTACGAATATCCCCTTCAGGCCAGGATGCAATTACCCAGGGCAATTCAGTGGCATCGCACATCAGCATGTCGAGTTCACTGGGCTGGGTTGTCGCGCCGTCACCAGGATGGCTGTGCACGATAGCAACTACTGTGCCCTGCTCTTCAGCCGCTGCATAATCTTCAGGAGACAATTCAAACTGCTCAGTCGGGGATTCAGCCTGATTTCTGCAAGGGATGTATTTCTCTACTCGCCCCTTCTGTATGACAACGCCACAGCATTCGTCTGGACACGATGCGGCCGCGTGCGCCAGAATGGCGCTAACTGTTTTGTCGCGCATGATTATCCTCTCAGAAGTGAAGCCCCGGGGAACCCGCCATAATCCAGCTGCTCATTCTCTCCGAAACGAGGTTTGCAGCCCGTTGACAGCAGTCCGGAGCAAACATCCTGTGAAGGATCGTCCACACGGTTGCCGTCTTTATCGAACCAGCCGTTTTGCCCGGCGTAGGTGCAGCCGTTCCCGGTTTTGTACCAGCCCCGCATGCACCACGTGCACATTGGCTGAATTTGCCGGGTCGGAATAAGTTGCCCGCGCAGATCGGCTGGACTGGAAAGCTCAAACTCTACGGTTTCATCGTCTGACCCTGATTTACGGTCAATGTAATAAACCTGTTTGCGCTCCTCGTTGGGATTCGCAGTCGGGTTCCCGCCAGGAAAATTTCTTGCGTCCAGGTAGTGTGCAAAGGTGTCATGGATGATCACCTTTGCTTTAGCCATCCCCTGAAATCTTCGGCACAGCGCGCCAATCGTGCCGCTGATGTTTGCCACGGTGAGAGAAGGCCGTGAACTCTGGCCGTCACTGCTGACAGATATGCCGGTCAGTTCATACGGCCACGCGCCATACTCCTGCCCCTGCCACCACACCGACTTCGGCTCAAGTTTTGACTCGTCGCCGCCTGCGGCGATGATTTCCGCCTCGGTATGCGGGATTGTCTCGTTGTGAAAGCGAAGAATACCCGCACCGAACGCTGAGCCGTCCACCTCGATCAGGCGGACGCGCTTACCCGGTTCCAGTTTCTGGACATCAGATGAAATACTCATGGATGGTATGCCTGTATGAATGTGCTGCTGAGGGTGTATTTTTTGTTGCCGTGGGTAGATATCTGGAAGGATTCCGCGCGCCATAAACCTGAAGGCTCAAGCGGCGGCTTCCAGATAAATGACTTCCACCCTGTATGTCTGTTCAGAAAGTTTTTAATGGCCTGAATGTAAGCCTCATCGCCGGTAAAGCTCACGCTCCACTGAGGTGTTACCGGGTTGATGCCGTCCCCGGCCACCTGTGTATAGCCATCGCCAAACTGCGCCTTTCGGGTACGAAAACTTGTATCAACCTGAGAGGCAACCTTTGGGCACCAGCTGAAGGTTTCGACTGCCATGGTTAAACTCCCTTGATTAATCGCCACAGAGGCGAGCCCGGCATGCTGGCCTGTTCGTTAATGACACCAGTGATGGCATCCTTAAGCTGCCTGCCTGCTGCTCCGGCGGTTCCCTGACTGGCTGCCTGTGGTGATCCACCCTGAATATTGATATCGCCGAAGTTAACTGAAGGCACACCGCCGGAGACCTGCGGAGTACCAACTGCCCGAACTCCCAGCGAACCATCAGCGGCGCGCGTAAGCGGCATAATGGCTTCCGGACCAGCCTCGGCAAAAACGCCTGCGCCTTTGGCAAAAGCAAACAGCTGAGGCGTCTGGAAAACGCCATTGCTGTATGCGCTCAGGGACGGAGAGTCGTAAACATTACCCTTCGCGTTAAAGGTGAAGTTCGCGCCAGCGTTCTGAATTGCAGTACCGCTACTGGCGGCAGCGGCGGAAGATGCGCCAAAGCTGAAGAGAGAACCAATTGAACTGACGCCGTTAGCAACAGCCATATTGACCAGAACATTCTGGATGATCTTCAGTACGCTGACACCCCAGTCCTTCCAGCTGTCGACGTTACCATTGAGCATGTCAGTAATCGAAGTTACCGCCCCACCCATTGCCTGCTTCATCCCGTCAGCTGCCATGGAGGAGTAATCTGTCGCTTCATCCACCCAGTTCGCATAACCCTCAGACAGTCCCGTCATCCAGTCGTCACGCTGCGCATCAGAAGCTGCGTAATATCCCTCCTGGTCGCGCAGGCGCTCTTCGAGGTAGCGCTTATTAAGTGCCAGCCCCTGCTGATAGAACGTCTCGTCGATTTCACCAGCCTGACGCTGGCGGAGAAGATCGGTATTCTTCTGCTCAAACTCCTTACGCAGATTGAACTGCTCATGAAGTCTTTCACGGAACCTGGTTCCCTGCCCGTAGCCCAGCAGTTGCGCTTCATTGGCTGCGCGGGCGCTGGCGTTACTGTCAGCAAGGTTGGCTTCGTAATTTCGCAGTTGCTCACGCAATTTAACCTGATCGATGAGAGCAGCATTACGCATAACTTCGGCTTTCTGGGCCTGACTTAGCGTAGAAAGCTCACCCTGGCTTACCTGATATTTAACCTTTGCCAGCTCGGTATTCTGCCCTTGCAGAGCGATCTGCTCTTTTTGCTGCTTGATCAGCTTGTCATAGGTATCAGCTGTTTTTTCCGCCTCGGATTTTCCACCCTTATGGCGGCTTGAGTTACGAATTGCTTGTAATTGCCTGGCAGACTCAACTTCCATGCTGACATATTTCTCACGCCAACCAGCTGGAAGGTTCAGATCAGATGCATCGAATTCTGCCTGCTTTCGAGCCTTATCCAAACCCTGAAGGCCAGATAGCTCAAGCTGTCGCTGTGCTTTCTCAATAGCTTGTTGTTGCTTATTATCAAGCGCAGGAAGTACAGGTCCTGCATATTTTGGTGGGGACACTGCTGTAGACTGTCTGGAAACCTTGTTCAGCCGGTCATACATCTCTGTAAGAGAACTTACGGCGCCAGCCATTTCTACTGTTTTATTTATAGCCTGATCAGTTATGTCGTTTATTAACTGTTGTGTTTGCTTTCTTTTATTGAGCATTTGCTCAAGTCGGCCTTCTTCAACCGCAAGTTCTGAAGCAAAGTCTGCGGCTTTCTCAACCGCATCGTTATACAGCCATGTCCCCTCTGAAGCAGAATTGGCTGCTAATTTTGCGTTATAAAGTTGATTGGATAATTCAGCAACTTTCTGCTTCTGCTGTTCAATCGCACTATTCTGAGCATCCAGTGAAATATTCGCCTGTCCAAGGTTGGCGGATATCTGCGTCTGAGACATTGATTTCAGATTATCTCGTACCTGCTCGATTGTGTCCGCATATTGGATTGCAGATTCCCTGGCTTGTTCTTGGCGTTGATACATCGTGTACCACGCCCCAGCACCCAACATTAAAATTCCTGGCAAACCACCAACTAACGACAAAAGACCCGTAGCGCCAGACTTGAATAAATTCATTACCGATGTTGATCGGTTGAGTGCTTCTTGCGACGCTGATACTGCTTTATTTGACTGAACGAGAGTGGCATTGGCGGCTATCATTTCACGCCGTTTGGCAATAGAATTTTGTGTAGCTGTCGCTTCTGCATTTGTGTTTTTTGCAAGTTCCAACTCGGATAGCGAGAGCTGATAAGCACGCTCGGCAGCAATCGCATCTGCTGCCGCCTTTCGTTGTGATTGGGTAGCAGATTCAGCCCTTGCAGATGCGAGCGCAATTTCGTTCTTTCTGGCATCTATTAATTGCGCCGTTTGGTTCCCAAGATCGCCAAACATCCCTCCAAGATAGCGAGCTCCACCTATTGCAGCCAAAGCTCCGGCAGCCGTAGCCACAGTGTCGATATTGTCAGAAACTGTATTCAATACAGCAACAAGAGCACTTGTCGCACCAGTAGCTTCATTAGCTCCACCTACCCATGCCATGAAAGCATTTTCGACTTTCGTCGTGGCAGCAGAAACGGTCTGCGGCATTGCCTCAAATTCACCACGCATAGTGCCAAGTTGACTTATCAGGGCCGGGACAACTTTATCTGCGGTTAGCATCCCCTGATCGGCCATTGCCTTCAGATCTTTACGAGCTACACCCATCCCAGCGGCCAGCGCACGGATAACTCGATCACCGTTTTCGTTAACAGAGTTGAATTCCTCGCCCCGCAGAACGCCCTGAGCTAATGCCTGACTAAACTGGGTGATAACAGAACTTGCCTCTGCCGTGCTGGCGCCGGATAGCTTTAGTCCAGTAGAAATGGCCTCGGTTACATCCAGAACTTGCTGCGAACTGTATCCGTATTCACGCATTGATGCGGCGGAACGCGCAAAAAGACTCGCATTATCAGAGAAGGCGGTTCCGGTTCGTTGGCTAATATCCATCAGCGCCCGCTGAGACTCCGTGAAATCATCAGACGATTGGGAAGCCTGCTTTAGCCTGGCATTAACAGAGCTCCATTCATCGGCCAGCGATATAAGATGACCAGTCGCAAATGCTCCAGCAAATGCACCTGCCATTCCCAGCGCTGAGGCCTTCGCGGTGTTTATTTGACTAGTTACCTCAGCTAAGGCACGCTGAGTTTCACGCGAAGCTGCGGCCGCTTGGCGTCCTCCAGTCTGCATTACCCGGTAATAGTCATTCCCCATTCTTGAAGCACGAGAAATTTCAGACTGAAATGACTGAGAGTTTGCAGATATTTTGATGATCAGTTCGCGCAACGTAGCCATATTTTCACCCATAAAAAAACCCGCTTGATAGCGGGTCGTGAGTTATAAACTGTCTTTTCTTTTGTGAGCGACTTGTATTAATAAATCTATTTGCGCATCTTGTTTTTTATTTATCTCTTTAAGGGCTTCAACTTGTTCATTTGCCCTTGTGCTAAACCGTATTAAATAAAAAATCACAATTAGATTTATCAACCAGCCGAATATTCCAAACACTACTACCAGTGGTTCCATAACGCCTCCTTTTCTTAAGGAAAGAGCGTATCGCCACATTGATGACATGTGAAGCAATTATTGTGTCGCAGCTGTAAGAGCAGCCTCAAGCCCTGCAAACGGGTCCTTCGGTGCTGTCTGTTCACCATCTCCCCACCGCAGGATCGCATCGTCCAGCGGTACTTTTGCCCCCTGCGAGCCGTAGATAGCAGAGACGATCTGGGCGGCCTGAATGTCACCACGAATATCGCCAACCGGACTTTGCCTGTCGAACTCAATCCACATCAGAAGCTCGCTTGCCGTCATATTCTGCCGAAGCTCTGAGAGCGTGCGCCCCATCCGGAGCGCAAGCGACATCAGAAACTTTACCCCGGGGGTTGAGACTTTTCCCGCGCTTCGTCCGCATTGTTGATCAGGTCAAGCGCCTGTTTGAGCAGGCGTGAATGGACGGGGCCGTAGATTTCACGTACCTGCTCTTCTTCGTCTACGCTGAATACCGGTTGCTTATCGGTGTCGCACAGGACGTCAATGAAGAGAACCACGTCAGCGCAAAGATTACGGTGTGCCTTTTCCGATACCGACACATTTTCATCATCAGCACCCGCTTTCACCACTTCCTGCCAGCGCAGCCAGGCTTCACCTGACGGCTCACGGAGAACCACTTTGACGCCCTCCCACTCAGGAACGGCGACCGTCTTATGACGAAAACCCGACATCTTAGCCAGGGCGAGATTTTTAATATTCTTCATGCGACCTCTCAGGAGCCAGGCTCGATGTTTTCAGGCTTACCTTTCAGGCGCAGGGAGAACGTTGCCGCCACTACGCCGTTGGTACCGGAAGACCAGGTGTGCTGGCGGATTTCAGCCAGGAACTTGAAGCCCTTGCCGGACGGGAAGATAACCTGGAAAGCGTAGGTCGTATCGTTGTCATACGCATCACGCAAGGCGTCCTGCGCCGGATTCTTGTAGAAGTTGCCGGACAGAGAGATTTCTGACGGAGAAGGCAGGCCGTTAATGTTCTCCTGCTCGGTCGAGCAAAGCGTTGTTACGTCGATATCCTGCTTCTGACCACCGGTGAACTGAATTTCTTTGATGGTGCAACTCAGATCGAGGAAGGTTGCGGAATCCATCGTTTCTTTGGTGGCTGGCAGGGAGGAAATAAGGATCTTCGTCAGCTGCGATTTTTCATAAAGTGCAGACATAGCTGTCTCCTGGAAAAAGAAAACCCGCCATCAGGCGGGTTCGTTGGGTGAATTAATTGTCAGGGGGTAACTTTAAAATCCAGGGTGGCACGGTAGAGCCGATAATCTGGCTCGTAACCGGGGATTTTTACCACCTCTGTAGGGTTTAAGGGCTTAAGCGAAGCGAGCGCCAAATCTCTCAGGGTGCGTGATTCAGTGATCGTAGTGGAATACACATCTACCTGAATGGAAACCCTGCTCTCTGCCTGGCCGCACAGCACGTCAGCGGAAACATCATCGACGATGGAAAAAATAATCCAGGGTGGCGAGACAGACGGTTTTCCGTCACTACCTAATGGCGCAACATAGGGGTATACCCGTCCTTCTGCCAGGGAAGAAAGCAAGGCGTAGATATTATCTTCATTCACTTGCTCAATACCTCATCAATAGCCTGATTCATCCTGGCAATGGCGACGCTGGCGGCCTCTTCCTCGCGAGTATCGTAAGCGGGTCGCACAAACGGATGTGCAGGCATGTTCGCGGTGCCCAGCTCAACGAATCGCCAGTAAAAGGCGTTTCTCGGGTTATTCGCCTTCATCGTGTTATCGCTGTTTCCGGTGCGCGGGTTAACGCCACGAATATGGACGCCGGAAGAAATCTCCCCGCGGCGGCGGCTTTTTTGGGTCACCACCACCACGTTTTTTTTCAGTTTGCCGGTTCGTTCAGGCGCCCTTTCTACCACCTCGTCTTTCAGAACCTCTGCACCAGCTCGAGTGGCATCACGCAGAACTTTGTTGTTTTCGGCGCGGCTCAGTAATTCCAGATCACGGGAAATCGCTTCAAGGCCAGAAAAATCAAGACTGATATCAATCACTTTTCCGCTCCATTTTTGCAGAGTATTTCCAGCCTGGTGGCTTTGCTGTCGGGTATGGGTGGACTGATGATATTCAGTACCGCGCCTTTAAATGGTCCTGTGAGCACCTTTAATCTTGACGCAGCAGTCACATCACGCCGGAAACGGACCCACACCCGGATCGTTGCCTGCGCCGTTTCCGCACCCGATTGCAACTGCTCCCTGCCGCTGATACCCAACACTTCCGCCCATATGGTCTTTCCCTCCCGCCACTCTTCAACCGGCTGGCCTGTCGTATCACGAAAAGAAGTAAAGTTCAGGATAGTAACGCGATGGCGTAATCGACCTGCCTGCATACTCCCTCCTACGTTCCCGGTCTTTTGCGGTGCTGTTTGAGAATCGCCTCAACACCGAATGGAATAGTATTGACGCTGTCGTGACTTACTGGCTCTCTGTTCTCATACCAGTGCGATACCAGCAACATCAGGGCCAGCTTGACATCGTCATCAATTACCAGTCCATCCGGGTCATCTTCCGGAACAGCGTCATCATAAAGATGGCGATTAACAATTTTTTCGGAATGTTTCAGAGAGGCATTAAGGTACAGTTCCAGCATTACATCTTCGGCATCGTCATCACTGTCGATGCGGCATTGGTAGCGAAGCTCTTGTATGGATGGCTTCATTTGGTTTTCCCGCGTTTTGTTACCGCTGGCTCTGGCTCTGGCTCTGCAGGAACATGATCATCGCCATCACCAAATTTGATAATACCGAGTTCGGTAGCAATTTCCTCAGCGCGGGCAGGTAGCTCACCGTCCGAATACACCCCAGCGGGAATGGATTCGACAATACAACCATCTGGGGACCACTTAAGTTCACGCAATAATTCAGGCATAAATCACCTCGAAAAATCGGGGCCGAAGCCCCAGAGAATTAAGCGCCAGTGCCGATCTGCAGCAGTTTAATGGCCTGAGAATCCACCAGCATCCCCCCGGTTCGTTTGGTGGTGTAGAAACCAACAAATGGTTTTTTGGTGTAGGGGTCACGAAGAATACGGGTCCCGATGCGGTCAACAATGGTGTAACCACGCTTGAAATTGCCAAATGCTATTGCTTTAGCATCAGCAGCGATATCCGGCATCTGTTCGTTCTCTGCCACACCATAACCAACCAGAGATGAAGGCTGACCCAGTTCCAGACCTGGACGCCACAGGTAGTTTCCTTCTGAATCTTTCAGGATTCTGATAGCAAACAGGCTGTTGTTGTTCATCATGAACTTCGCGCCATTGCGATGCACTTTACGCAGCGTGTAGACCAGTTTGATGATCGCATCAGCCGTTACGCCCGCCGCAGCGCCAGAGAGAATGTGCTGGAGAGTACCAAATGCACGAGTCTTGTCCGGATCAAGCGTGGAGGCGTATGCCAGAAAACCTTTCGGCTTCTTCGTCCCGTTACCGCTGGTAAAGGCGATTTCTTCCTGCTCTGCAAACTCAATTGCCAGTTCGCTGTTGATCCAGTCTTCGACGTTGAAAAAGGCATCATCCAGCATGGTTTGAGTCGCCTGCGGGTTACCGTAAATTTCTCCCATGAACGGCTCAATCTGACCGAGTTTAGACGCATCGGTTTCCGGGCGGGCATCAGTTTCACCAACCCAGCCGGAAGCCGTACCGCCGAGGTTAACCAGTTTTTTATAGTTAGCACCGCCGACTGTGATGGTTGTCGCCTCCTGGCGCATCACCACTTCATCTTTCAGAAGATTAAGGATCGTGCGATCCAGCTCTTCCGGCACGGCATAGCCACCATCTTCATCCACACCGACCTGCAGAGCTTTGCGTTCAAGTTCGCGCAGCCCGTCATCTTTACCCTTACGCATAAAGCCAATGAAAGCGGTTTTATGTTCGCTTGCGGCTTTGCTCTGAGGACCACCGGCTGGACGTTTAACCTGCTTCAGTTCCTCTTCCAGCGCAGATTTAAGCTCATCCAGTTCAGACAACTTGCCGTTTAAGGTTTCAACCTCCCCCGCCAGCTTGCCCTTTTCCTGTTCAACTGCTTCCAGGCGCTTATCGTTCTTTTCTTTGAACGCATCAAACTTCGCCTGCAGTTCCTGCGCGACCTGCTCTACGTCTTTAACGTCAACTGACATAATTAACTCCTGATTAAAATTTGATGTTTTTCAGTGCATCCAGTGCGGTACTCACTTCATCAACATCACGCTGTGAAAGTGAGCCATAACCCCCGGCCATGAATGCTTTAGCCTGGGTGCGTGAGAGCCCAACATCGCGCAGGACTCGTTCAATACTTTTTTGAGAAGGGATTTCTCCGCGGGAAAATGCGCTTTTGACATCACTTACCCGCGCTTCATCGTTCGACGGAAACGTTACGAGACTGACTTCCCACAGGTCGATCTCTTTGAGAAGGAACACGCCCTTAACACGGTCGTACTCCCAGTCTTTCAGCATGTAACCAATAGAAAGGCCGGTTAAAGAACCGGCCTTCATGTGGGCGTGTGCGCGTTTCGAAAGGGGATCGTCATCAATGAGTAACCGGCCTTTAACATAAAGGCCAACCTCATCTTCTTTCATCTCAGTGTAAATACCGATGGGTTCATCCATACGGTGCTGCCAGAGTAATGCAGGGAGAGCATTCTTTTCTTTCCATGCCTGAAGGGAGGCCGAAAAAGCGCCTGGCACAACAACATCATCGTAGCTGTCCTTTACGCCAAAAACAGAGCCATAGCCTTCAAACTCCCCGCTGTCGCTGACAGACTTTAGCTGTAGCGGAATATCCAGCCGCTGTTTAGTCATCGGCATTATGTTGCTCCTCGGTTGTTTTGTTCTTGCTGCTGTCTGACGGCTTCGTCGTCATGTTCATTGGCGTAAGGTAAATATCTCCGCCTGCGCGTGGGTTAAGTTCTTCAAGTTCCCGGCAGTCATTTGGTGAGTAAATCCCCCAGTTAATGCCTGTTGAATACGCCTCAAATCGCGACTTCATATCCCCGCGCAGCAATGCGCCGGCATTGAATTTTGCGTAGTACACACCCTGCTTTGATTCCTTCACCAGCCCAATGTTGATTCGCTGCTCAATGCGGGTCATATACGGAACGAGTGAATAATTGATAAACCCCATGCCGAGGTTTTCAATATTGTTAAACGTAGAGCGGTCAGTGTTCTGCACCATGTGCATCGGCACCCGGAACAGGCGGCATATTTCCTCCAGCTGAAATTTTCTGGTCTCAAGGAACTGACTGTCTTCCGCATTGAGCGCCATCGACTTCCAGTCCAGTCCCATTTCGAGAATCATTGGTCGGTGCGCGTTGCTCAGCCCGAGGTGACGATCCTCAAAATCTTTTTTCAGCCTTGCGTAAGCAGCATCAGTGAGAGTTTGTTCAGTACGGAGTACGCCGGAGGTAACCGCGCCATTTGAGAACAACCGAGCCCCATGTTCCTCTGTTGCCATTCCCAGAGATATTGCTTCTCTTGCATAGGCTATAGGGTTGAGCCCCACCAGTCCGTCAAAGGTAAGCGTTCTGACATGCCAGATATCATCCTGCCCAAGCACATCTGTTGAACCATCGGGGAATGTTACCTGGTAAACCGGCTGCCATTGGCTGTTAAGCTTTGGTTCAACACACCCGGGGTCAATAGGAAGCAGCTCTACCACCTCGCCAAGCGCTTTAACTTTGTAGGCGTAAAAATTACCGCGAAGACAAAGACAGACAATGACCAGCTCCCAGAACTCCTGGGGGGTCATGTAATCATTTGGCTTCATCGTCAGTAATTTATGCAGCCTTTCAGAAGTCGCTTTTTGTTTACTATTTCCGGTTATCTTATACAAGTTACAGGGCAGCATACCCATCGACTCAGCAAGAACCCTGATACAACCGAAAACTGCTGTAAGCCGCATGGCTTTCTGGCTGCTTACCCTTTTCCCTGTATAGGTGTCGTAAGTCATTCCCACTGCTTCAGCGAGTTCTGCCGGAGTAGTGACAGGGGCGTCACTTTTTTTGAACATTCCGGGGAAAAACATCAGTCAGTCCCTCCTCGCAATGTTTTCCCGGCCAGCGAAAGCGTGCGGGAAACCAGCCATGACCAGATAAGGCAAAGCATACCCGCACTGATTAAGCCACCAGGCGGATAAATCATCCATACACCAAACGAAAGCAAAATAGCGCCCATCACCCCGATCAGTGGGGCGAGAATCATCAGGATCATAACTGCCTCTTTATAATGAACGGACGCCGTAACTTTCCAGATGGTCAGAGAGGCTGTCCTGTTGTTCGCCGCCGTTTACAAGCATGCGGCTCATTGCGGTAAACAAGGCGGCAGGCCCGTCTATTTTCGCTTCTGGCGTGGATTTGTTCGGAAAGATATTGTCGTTTTTGTCAGGCTTGACGGTGACGTTAGACATCATCCAGTTCATAACCGGATGATTGCTGTGATGAAAACGCCCACCATAAACCAGAGACTCCACCTCTTTCATTGACTCAGAAAAGTTTCTGACCGTCTGCGGAACCTCCACCAGCGGCACACCTTCTTCTGCCAGAGCCAGGCTAAACTGCGTCGCGCTCCACGGGTCGAATCCGGTTTCCTTCAGGTTTTCGCCACTAATCCATTCCAGAAAATCAGCTTTAATCTGCGCATGATCGATAACATCACCATCGGTCAATTCCAGCTTCCCAAGCTCAGCCCATTTGCGATACATCTGCGCCATTTGAGCGGAACATTTTTCCAGCCGCCCTTCGGGTAACCAGAATTTAAAGTCTGCATGCGCGTGACCGTTGTCTGCCCGCCAGAGTTTTACTGCTGCGCAAATATCAATTTTGTGGGCCAGATCCACGCCAGCCCACATCGGGTAGGTTTTCAGCTCATGACGGGGGGCTATAAACTCACATTTTTCCCACTTAATCATGTCCATCCAGGCTGACTCAGCGGTCACCCAGATATTCATGTGTTTGGTGAAAAAGTTAACCCTGGCGGAAACCTGTTCTTTGGCCTTCTTAGCCAGACGGCGAAGGTCATCCCAGCGCTTACAGATACCGAGTCCGGGGTTAGCCTTTTGCCAGACAGTTTCATCAAACGGATCATCATCCTTATCCAGCGTGAAGATAATGGCGAAAAAGGTATCATCCTTAACCGCGCCTTCCACTTCGCTGTTATAGCCACGCAGCACCTTAATGGCATAATCACGCAGCTCGTAACAAATCCCTTCTTTGTTAAACCCGGCAGTCGTTATGCCAAACAGAAGAGACTGCAATCGTGCGCCGGTTGCAGTTTCCAGAACGTCCCAGACATCACGGGTTTTATGCGCATGAAGTTCGTCGACGATCCCACAATGGATATTGAGACCATCCAGATTGTTGGCATCAGAAGATAGCGGTTCAAACTTGGATGCTGTCTGCTCCTGGTAGATCGCCAGTTTATTGAATTCAAACAGTCGCCCCAGTGTGGGTTTCGCTTTTTTAACCATGTTTTTCGCATCTTCAAAAACGATGCGAGCCTGATCCCGCGTTGTCGCTGCGGAATAAACCTCTGCCCCGCCCTCACCATCGGCGCCAGCCATATAGAGACCAACGCCAGAGGATAATGTCGACTTGGCGTTTTTACGGGCTACCTCGTTATATGCCGTGCGAAACCTGCGGACCATCACCGGACGACCACTGCCATCATTACGCAGAACAATTTCGCCTGTTTCTTCATTTACCAGGGGGATAACAAAACCGAAGATGTTGATCAGAATGAAAACATGCCAGTCCATCAGCTCAATCGGCTGGCCTGCCAGTGATCCTTTAACATGGGGCACGAATTTATAGAAATTGAGGATATGTTGTGCGCGGGGCTCGCTGAAATAGATGCCACGTTCTTCACCGTGCTTCAGATCATCAAGAAATCGCTGGCACGCGAGACGGACAAATTCACAGGCGATAACTTCCCCGGCAACGACGCGTTCGGCATAACGTATGCCATCAGAAACTTTAGCCATCAGTCCCTCGAATTAAGAAATTGACTTAACAGGTCATCATCGTCTGGTTTGTCTTTACTGACCTTAGACCTGCTGGAAGGAGTCATACCAAACTCCGCTAACATCGCGCGAAGTCGCTTCCAGGCATCAGCTTTCATCATGGCTGCCGGATGCGGCTTGATCATGCGTATTTCACGCTCTTTCCCTTCATCAGAATCATCATCGCTGTATACCGCATAGGTATAACCTTCCCGATCCAGCGTTTCACAATGATGGCGGTATTCCGTATACGCCTCTACCAGCAACTCCAGAGCCCTGGCATCCAACTGAGATATGACGCCAATGGCATCTAGTTCTTCGGCCATCCGCTTAAACCAGTACTTCCCCTGCTTGTCGAAATGTTTGGGAACTGGGGGGACCCCTTTAAGTGGCTGCGGCTCGTTTTTGTTGATTGGTCGTTTGGATGGGTTACCCCTCACCAAACGCAGATGGGTAGGGGTTTTCGGCGGTCCTGACATAATCGAAAACTCCTATTAATCATCGGCTGGGGGACCCCAAAAAAAGTTTTCTAACCTGCGGCGATGTGAAGAAAGGCTAGGCGGCGGTCCTTTTGGCGCCCGGTTACAGGGATTTGACCTCCCCCTCCCCTCCACATCCGTTGATGGTAATCATTATCATTTGAAGCGTTCACGCCCTGTTTTCGAGCGGTGGCAAGGCCAGCACAGGCTTTCAAGGTTCGAATCATCATCGGTACCCCCATGAGCCTTAGCCTTGATATGGTCAACGGTTGTGGCCGCGACAGCGCGTCCAGTACGCAGGCAGTTCTGACACAGATGATTATCACGCTTCAGGATGCGCGCGCGCTTGATATCCCACTTGCCGCCGTAACCACGCTCATGGCGGCTCTTACCCTGCTGGTGCTGTTGCCAGCCCTCATTTCGATGCTGCTCACAGTAGCCTGAACGGTCCGTAGTCGTACCGGGACAACCACGCTTACGACAGGCGCGGGGGATGGCCGCTGGCATTAGCGCTTACCATAGAGCAGACCGCCAGGCCTCAGCATGTTGCGGATAGCATCGCCAACTGCATCATTCACTGCCTGTTTCATTTCATCACTAAGCACAGCCGATACCGTTATCTTCCCGCTACAAACCGCAGCGTTCTTGATGGCTGATTGAGCAGCTTCATTCACCTTAAATCGGTCAGCCTCAAACACTACTTTGCGCTGATCACCTTCAATACTGATGCCAATACCGGCAGAGTACAGCTTGCCTGAAGTTTCCCCAAGGTAACCACCAACAGGCACACCAAAGCGAGTTTTGACCAGGTTCTCAATGGCAAACTTCTGGCCTTCAGCAGTAAGGAAAGTAAAATAGTTTTCCCCCTGATATGGCGTTGCAGTATGCCGGGTTTCAGCTAACCCCAGGTCGCGCAGCTGTGTTACACCAGATTTAGATGGCAGGTTGCCACTTTGCAGCGCACCACGGAAAAACAGAGCATACAAAACATCTGTCGCGCGGTCGGATAACTTAATGTTTTTCTCTGACATGATTTACTACCCTTTTAGACGTGAGCCTGTCGCACGGCGAAACCGCCGAAAGTTAACGGATTACCCAGGCTCACAACTGAAAGACTTTCTTAGATGTGCGCGTGCGATGCGCATTAAAAAGCCCCGCAGGTGCGAGGCCGATTTGTACCGTTTAGGGGATAATGGTTGCCTTATCCGCTTGTTGGGATAACCATTATCAAGCCCACCAGCAGGTGAGCTTTGTAATGATTAACCCAGCTTGGCGCGTACCAGTGCATCCTTCGCTTCAAGCAGCTTGCGTAAGCCAACTGACTTTTCCGCGCTGTCTGGCAGGGTTTCGTCCATCAGCGCCGCGAGATCACCGATTGGCTTACTCACTTCCTGAAGGTGAGACGGGAGATGCTGATACGCGAAATACTTCATGATTGGAGATGACATTTTTTATCCTCAGTCCATATAGAAATCGTCATTAAGACGACGACGGTTAGAGCTGCTGGCGTTGTGCGGGCAGGCGTTAGAATTGTGACCGGTGGCGCCGCAGTAGCTACAGCGCAGATTCACGCGGCGAGCATTGCCGCTCCATGTGTGCGGGCAATTCTCGCGGGTGTGCAAACCCGAACCACAAAAGGTGCATCGCGTGTAACTCATGGGCTGACCTTCTCGCAGTTCGCCTGCCACGCTTTGTTATGCGCCAGGATGTCTTTCTTCGTCTGGCGGTCCATGACGTCAATATCATGATCGGTCAGGTAGATTGGCTTTACCCAGTCACAGGCGGTATCAACCACCACCGGGACGCTTCCACGTGTTACGCAGCTCGCGATCAACATCGTCATCAGGCATGCGGTTAACAGTCTGCTGTACATTGCTGGCCTCTTTGGTTGCTTCTACCCGGCGTTCGGCTACTGCTTCAGTGGCTGCGGCTTTTTCTTCGGTATTTTGCTTCTGAAATTTCGCTTCCGTTTTTGTGGTTCCTGAAGCATGACCAAAGCCGAAAGCAGCAGCTATAGCACCGAGAACAGCAACAGCCAGTCCAATAATCAATTCCATAGTCATATGGCCACCCGTTCCCTTACCCATCCGTAAACAAACGTCTCATTAGCGCTGCGCTGTTCTGCCAGTTCGAGATAACGCTGACCCTGGCTGCAATTCAGTGCCCGGAGCATGACCAGCTCTCCCTCTTTTCCTCGCCTGGAAAGATAGCTTTTTAACGCGCTGATAGTGCGCGGACCGATAAAGCCATCTGCAATCAAATCGGGATAGAGCGTGCCCTGAATGTTGAACACGTTCAGCCAGCGCTGGAACCATTTGGTCTGAACCGATGGGCCCATGTTTACACCAGTGTCGCAGAGTTCTGCAGCGATAGCTGGTGATACCTCTGAAACAAGGTCGAAGCGTGGCCCTGTCCAGTAGTCAGCCGTCAGGATATCCAGCGCCTGCTGGCGGGTAAGGTTTCGCATATCTCCGGTGAATCCGTGGGCGCGAGCTACCGCTTGTGTGATTCCCCAGTTTGTTGGGCCGCCTTTGTCGTCGGGGTGATTAACATACCCGCCCTCTTTGCCGAGGATGGCATTAAAAATTTCGTCTTTGGTCATTAGTGCCTCAGATGATCAACCAGGCGCGCAACGTTGCCTCTGACGGCCACCAGCACGGAAAGGAAAATGATGTTGGCCCCAATAGTGGCCCATGACGAATGAGGATAAATCCCGCACAGGTAGGCCAACGGCACAGCGCTGTACGTGACAGTAATCAGCCAGGCTAAACGGGAAACCCACGGGCGATGCCGGGAATCGCCACGACGATAAAACATCAGGGTAATCACCACCCCGGCGCAGAGCAGAGCATTTAATGTTGCAGTTGGGTCATTTAGTACCACCTGAACCTCCCCGGCGCGTTATCAGCGCCACCAGCGAGCCGACATCCTGGTTATTCAGGAACGTCAGGATTTTGACGGCTAATGCAGAAATGATTACGGCACCGATGGCGTCCAGAGGTTTATCACTGTAACCGGTCCAGGCAGATAACTTTGAGCCTACCAGCCCGGAGCATAAGATCCCGGCGATATACGACACTATGAAATATGCCAGCCGGCGGGTTGCACTCAGATCAGCTGCTGTGGCGATATAGAATACGGCACCTGCAAATGCGCCAAATACCACACCATAATCGGTGCCTGTAAGCAGGCCATAGATACTGACACCCGTCAGAGCGCCACCGGCTAAGCCAGTGCCGGAAATCGGATCGGACATCGGTCCCCCTCAATGCTGTGAATCCTCTCAATATGAGGGGAAGTAAGGCCGCCAAACGAATCAATTTCAAAAGTGAAACTAAGATATGGTGATCTCAATTGCATGGCGATAAAATAAACGGTCCACTATCGAATGGAGCGATTCATGATTTTTCTTCGAACAGAAAATGGCAGCGAAAAAGTTGACGACTGGGAGCTAATCACTTCAAGACCAAATTTTGTTGCCAAAATAGCAAAAGGCGATCATCAGTTTGAGGAGATTATTGGTTACTATAAATTTAAGGAAGAAATCCACTGTGGTTTAACTGGATGCAACCAGCCACACCAAATGGGTTACATCGTCAAAACCTCAAGAGGTATAGAAACCAACATCGGCAACAAATGTGGAAAAAACGAATTTGGAGTTGAGTTTGGTGAAAACGTTCTCAGTTTCAATAAATTCATGGAGATCGAAACAAACCGAGAAATTATTAGCACCGCAAAAGATAAGTGTGATGCATGGAAAAAAAATATTGAAGCGCTACGAAGCGTCAAGCCCACTATCGATTATCTGTCGTTTGCTATTGAAAAAAGTAAAAACTCCAATTTTTCTGGCAGGCTTGGGGCTGCAGAAATCCGTCTATTAGAAAAAAATCAGAGTGGCTTTGTGACTCTTTCAGAAGTTGAAACTGATAAGAAGACAAGAACCATTCTTTTTGCAATGAATAAGCATATGCGGGATTCTGGAGAGGCAACAAGCGAGTACGACATGGGGAAAGTATCATTTACCCATGTGCTGCTACCCGAAAATAATCTTCGAAATTTATTTGTATCTATAAGTGAAGACATCAAAAAAATTCGTACCATTGACCTATCGACAGCACCAAGCCCTGAGATTGCTGAAACTGCCAGAATCGCGGCCACAATTGAAGAACGAATCAAACAACTAAAAAACC